TATACAAAGAGTAAAAGCAAAACAATAATAAAAAAAAGATATGGCAACTAAAAAAATTACAGAAAAGAAAATAAAAGTTAAACCAGCTATTAAAGCTGCAGTAATGGCTATTAAGGGTAAAACAGTTACTCCTGCTAAAATGAAAAAGTGCTAAATGGCATTTAAAATGGCAGGCTCCTCCTATAACATTGATAACACTCCAATCTATAGTACAGATATGGATAACAATGTATTAGGTATGGCGCAATCAAATGGGACTATCCTAATCAATAAAGATATTTCTCCATTAGAATTACGTAAAAGTAAAACTATATCTCACGAGAAGGTTCATATAGACCAAATGAAACGCGGCGATTTAGATTATACAGATACACACGTTACCTGGAAAGGTAAAAAATATTCAAGAGCAACTATGAAAGAAGGTAGTAAAAAATTACCTTGGGAAATGGAAGCGTATAAAAAACAGTAAACATACGTAATAATAATATTATATAAATCTAATATTATTTAATTATGAAAAAATTACTTTTTATTATAGTGTTTGCTCTATTAAGCTTAACAATTTCAGCTCAATCTAAAATTAGTATAGATAATTTAATTGGATACTGGGAACCAAATCGTCATGCATCGCAAACTGTATTTTGGAAAGATACACAAAATAGATTACAACTAGTACAATTTAGTACGGTAGACGGAGGTGTTTTAAGGCTTATTTCTATGAAGATTGTAAATAATACTTTAGTTGTTAAAACAATTAGAGATGAGAATAACTGGGAAGCAGAAAGTTCATATACATTTATTGGCAAAGATACATTACAATGTATTGTTAAAGGTCCTATAAATGGTACAATAGTATATACAAAAATAAAATAACTAACAAAAAAAATAAAACAAAATGGCATTTAAACAATCTCCAGGTAGAGGTAACTACGCAAAAACAGGTCATGGAATTCCTTCCCCTTTTAAACAAGAAGAGCCTAAAACAAAAAAAATGAAAGAGCAAGTTGCTAAAAAAGAGAAGTCTGGAGCAACGTTTGAAGAGGTAAAAGCTGCTGAAAAATTTGCAAGCAAAGCACCAGGAACAGGTTTAATAGAAGGAACAGAAACTGATATTCAGTCTGGAATGACTAAAGCAAAAGGATACGAGAAAAAATTTGTTACTCAGCCAAGTGGTGATTCTTTCATTACTACTGGTGGTGGTAAAACAATTGCTTCTGCAAAATTTAATCCTCACGGTAATAAAGAGGTAGAGGCATTAAAGAAAAAATATGAGTCTGACAAAGCGTCAACAGAGGATGCTAGAAAAGCAAATGTAACTGCTCAAAATTATAGATTAAAATTAGCAGGTAAATAATAAAAACAAAATATACAATAGAATATTTAAAAAATAAATTATGGGACAATACGGTAATCAACCAGATTTTGGAACAAGAGCAATGGGAATAGTACCTGAGGGTAATATTGGAGATCAACCAGCAAATTTGCAATTTTTAAACAGCGCTGCTTTATATATAGGCACGGGTGGTACATTAGTTTGTAGCGTGGTTGGTGGTAATTTTGATTACGCTACTAGTCAAAATCAAACTACATTCAAGAATATACCGGATGGCACTTTTTTACCAGTAATTGTTGATTATGTATACGCAAACAATGACGATGGTCTGAATACAACATGCGCTGATATAGTAGCACTTTACTAATGGGATTTGGAATTGGTATTGGTATAGGTTGGCCTAACGCAAGTGCGGGTATTTCCTATGTAAAAAAATTAATTAAAGCTTTTAAAGAAAGAGTTTTATCGTATCCAACTAGTATATTTGAAGCAGAGGCTTGTTTAGACGCTACATTAACTGAATTAAACGCTATAGGATTACTTAAAGAAGCTTCTTTGGTTATCACTCCCAACGCATATAACGAAGGTATACTGTATGATGTAGTTCCAAACACTACGTTAGGCGATATGACTGTTGTTCGTGCTACAACAGCAACGAGGGTAAACGAGCAAGGATTGATTGAAGTAGTACCAAGAAATTTATTGACTTATTCAGAGCAGTTTGAGAATGCGATATGGCCAAAATCAGCAGTAAGCGTTACGCCAAATGTAATTATTTCACCAGCTGGAACAATGACAGCTGATAAATTAATTGAAACAGCCACAACAGCAAATCACTTAATTAATCGAACAGGTATTTTATCTTTTGATGGCCAGATAACTATTAGTTGTTTTGCAAAAAAAGGCGAAAGAAATTGGTTCAGAATACAAGGTCAATCCACAACTTTGCGAGCTAATTTTGACCTTGAAAATGGTGTTGTTGGATTTGTTAGTTCTTCGGTTGAAACAACTCGCATAGAAAGTATTGGGGATGGGTGGTATTTTTGTTCGATTACGAGTATTCCAATGAGTGGAACATTTGGGGTGCAATTATTTATTTTAGACTCAAACAATTCAGCGTTAGGTCCTTCTTATTTAGGCGACGGAACATCGGGTTTATTTATTTGGGGTGCTCAATTAGAAGAAGGTTCATTAACAGAATATTTCCCAACTACAACACGTTTAAACATTCCTCGTATTGATTACACAAACGGAAGTTGTCCGAGTTTATTGGTAGAAGGACAAAGAACGAATGTAGCTACATATTCAGAGCAATTTGATAATGCAGCCTGGACTAAACAAGCAAGTATAATTACTGCAAATTCTATAAATTCCCCTGCTGGTAGTTTAAATGCAGATACAATTAATGAAGGCACTACAAATAGTGTACATAGAATAATTTCATCAGGAGCAGCAACTTCTAATGGAACTTATACCGCAAGCGTTTTTATTAAAAAAGGAACTAGGAGATATGCAATATTAGGAGTAGTACAAGCTCTTAATGAAATATTTGTAGTAGTTGATACTGATAATTTTACAATTACTCAAACAGGAGCAAATGGAACTTACACTTATGTATCAAATTCAATAGTTCAATATTCAGATGGTTGGTTTAAATTATCATTGACAGGAAATATATTAATAGGTTCTGTAACCACATTAGCTTTAAGTGATGTTGGAAATCCAAGTTCATCTGTCAAAACATATACTGGAAATAGTTCTTATATTTATGCTTGGGGTGCTCAATTAGAAGCGGGTTCATACCCAACTTCATATATCCCAACGGTTGCATCTTCAGTAACTCGTAATGCTGATGTAATATCTAAAACAGGAATTAGTAGTTTAATAGGTCAAACTGAGGGGACTATGTTTGTTGATTTAAACTTTAATAATTCAATTTCAAAAAACAATGTCAATAGAATTGTAGAACTTACAAACTCAATAAATTCAGATAGGATTATTATTGCGTTTAGCGGTGTCGCCTCTTTAATCACAAGAGTTACTGTTTTAGGAGTTGAACAAGCTTCTTTTACGGAAGCGGGTATAGCAGTTGGTAAATTAAAAGTTGCTTTATCTTATTCGTCAAATGGATGTAAGTTTTACGTAAACGGGGTTTTAAGGCAATCAAATTTATCAGCAATTATACCAATTACAAATACAATTAATTTAGGTTTTAGCGGTGCTGCAAATGGCAATCATTTAAACGATTCTATAAATTCAAGTCAACTTTACAAAACCGCTTTAACCGACCAAGAATGTATTAATCTAACAACACTATAATGGAAATTTATAAACTAAATTATTCAGACAAAGAAACTGCAATAGCTGACTTATTAGCAAAAGGAGTTTATGTAGAAACAGAAGAAGGACTTGCATATGGACAAGGAATTCAAGCGGTTGTCGAAATTGGAAAAGTAATTCAAACACAAGGTACTTACGACGAAGATGGCAATGTAATTACAGAACCAATATACTACGATGGATATGCTTATGATGTAATGAGTGAAAAAGAGATAGTTTTTGAAAGCGAGATATTTCCAGTTGACTGTGTACATAGTTTTATGGGATATGCTCAAGATGCAGATGGATACATACCAGAAAATATTATAACAGAATAAATAAATAATCAATTAAATTAAATAAAAATGGAAATTACAAAACAGATTACAGCAGAACAATTAGAAAAAATCGTAGCAGGACAAAAAGATTTGTCGGCTATCTTATCAAACATTGGAGTATTAGAATCTCAAAAACACGGGCTCTTACATCAACTAGCAGATTTAAATAAATCAATTGAAGAATTTAAAGCAGAACTAGAGGCAGAATACGGAGCAATCAATATTAATTTAGAGGACGGTTCATATACTGAAATTGAAAAACCAGTAGTAGAATAATGAGTTCGGTTATTCGCAAGATAAGCATCGGAACAGACTATAAGAATGAGGCAATGCATTATTCTGTAGGTCAAAATGTTTATGGCGGACACGAGATTTCACATATACTATTAGAAGAAGAGGACAACTCATATTACATATATATTAAAAAAGATAACGAGGTAATGCCATGGAAGAAATTTAATTCTAATATGGCAATATCCGTTGAATACGATTTAGAATATTAAAGTGAGAAGCGTCTTTGATTTCATAGTTAAACCTGTGGGGTCTAGATATGAAAATAGTATTGAGGTTGAAGGTAAAGAATTAATTCTTAATACTAAGATAGAAACTTTCAAATCTGTTAACAATATGGCTGAGGTGGTTTCAATTCCATTAGCATATAAAACAGATATAAAAGTAGGCGATACCGTAATTATACATCATAATGTTTTTAGAAGATTTTATGATATAAAAGGTAAACAAAAAAATAGTAGAGCATACTTTAAAGAAGACTTATACTTCTGTAGCGCAGATCAAATCTACTTATACAAAACAGACACGCAATGGAAATCATTTGGTGATAGATGTTTTGTTAAACCATTAAAAAATATAGACCATTTAAAGCTCGATAAAGAGCGTAGACTTATTGGTATATTAAAATATGGTAATGACTCTTTAAAAGAGCTAGAAATCAATCCTGGAGACTTAGTGGGCTATACTCCTTTTGGAGAATACGAATTTATTATAGACGGCCAGAGATTATATTGTATGAAATCTAATGATATTGTTATTAAGTATGGATATAAAGGAGACGAAGAGGAATATAGTCCAAGCTGGGCACAAAGCGGTTCTTGAATTAATTAAAGTTGCTGAAGAAGCGATATTAAATAATGGGGAAGATGATTTAAGCGCAGACAAACTAAAGAATGCCGCAGCAACCAAAAAGCTAGCAATCTTTGATGCTTTTGAAATTCTAAATAGAATAGAAGAAGAGGAAAGAATGTTAGAAGAAAGCGAAAAGGATCCTAATACTAAAGTATTTAAAGGATTTGCAGAAGGGAGATCTAGATAATGTACGAGCAAACACTTTACAGAGTCCTACCAGATCATATAAAACCTGGTGTCATAAAGAAAACAAATCGTTATAATAATTGGAAGTATGGATATAATAAAGACCATGATGTGGTTGTTATTAGTAAAACTGGAAAGATTGGTGAGATTATTGAAATCCAAAATCTAAAAATAGCATTACCATTATTAGAAAATTCGTATAAAACATCTGATAAAAAAGAACAACAATACTGGAAGCAATTAGAGGTTCCTAAGGAGTTAGAAAAAATAAAGAATGTATTTGATTGGAATAAATATCCCGATGCATTTAAAGAGAAGTATTACGACTATATAGACAACGAGTTCAAATATAGAGACGAAGGTTTTTCATTTTATAGTAATGGTACTCCAACATACATAACTGGTACACATTATATGTACCTACAGTGGAGTAAGATTGACGTAGGTGCACCAGATTTTAGAGAGTCTAATAGATTGTTCTTTATATTTTGGGAAGCTTGTAAAGCGGATACTAGATGTTATGGAATGTGTTATTTAAAGAATAGACGTTCTGGATTTTCATTTATGTCGTCTGCCGAGTTGGTTAACATAGCTACGATGTCTAGCGATTCTAGGTTTGGTATATTATCAAAGACTGGATCTGATGCTAAGACAATGTTTACAGATAAGGTTGTACCTATCTCGCTTAACTATCCTTTCTTTTTTAAACCTATCCAAGATGGTATGGATAGACCTAAAACAGAGCTTGCATATCGAGTACCTGCTTCAAAGTTTACAAGAAGGAAGTTAGATAACAGCGAGTCTGCAGATGAATTAGCAGGATTAGATACAACTATCGACTGGAAGAATACCGGAGACAATAGTTATGATGGTGAAAAATTAAAAATATTAGTTCAGGATGAGGCTGCTAAATGGTTGAAGCCTGATAATATCCTTAACAACTGGCGCGTTACTAAAACTTGTTTAAGATTAGGTAGCAAGATTGTTGGTAAATGTATGATGGGTTCTACCTCAAATGCATTAGACAAAGGGGGATCTAATTATAAAAAATTATATTATGACTCAGATGTTGAAAAAAGGAACCGCAACGGACAGACTAGCTCAGGATTATATAGTTTGTTCATACCTATGGAATGGTCGTTCGAAGGATTCATTGATACTTATGGCTTACCTGTATTCGATACGCCAGAAAAACCAATCAGAGGAGTTGACGGAAATGAAATAGATTGTGGAGTTATTGAGCACTGGCAAAATGAGGTAGATGG